AAAGAGATAAGACAAAGATTAAAGCACGGTGATAGATCACAGAGCCCATGTAATAAATGCTCTGTTAAAGGTGATTTATTTGGTAAGCCTAGCTTTGATCTTATAAATAAACATTATGAAAGTAGCGATAACAGGAACGACTAGAGGATTAGGTAAAGCAATAGCTGATGAGCTATGTGGTAAGTGGGTTGTTAAAGGTTTTAATAGACCTGAATACGATATATGTTGCCCTAAATGTATGCATAAATTAGTTGAAGAACTAAAAGATCCAACTTACAGAATATTTATAAACAACGCACATGAAACGTTTTGTCAAACAGAGGTGTTAGCTGCTGTGTATAATATATGGGCTAATGATCCAAGTAAAATAATTGTAAACATAAATAGCAGAGCAAAGTATCCTAACTTATCAAAGGGCCTTATGTATTCAGCTTCTAAAGCGTCGCTGTCACATTTATCTGATAGTCTAAAATTTACTACGCCTAAAAAGTGTAAGATAATGGATGTTAATTTAGGTTTACTTGAATCAGATTTACCTAGTTTAACATACAGAGATGCAGCTGTAACTATAGTTTGGCTCATTAAAAATATGGCTAACAAAAGACATTTAGAAATAGGCTCAATAGATTTATATAACAATGAGTCATATGTTAAAGTACAAAAACAAAAACAAATAAAATTAAATGAAAGCAGGAAAAATATGGGGAAAAACTGAGAAGATCCACGCTAATGGAGTTTTTGAGTTTCACCGAATAGAATTTAATAAAGGATTTAAATGTTCAGAGCATGAGCATGAATTTAAATGGAACGGGTTTTATGTAGAATCTGGTAAGATGTTAGTAAGAGTTTGGCAAGACGATCAAGACTTGTTAGACGAAACAATACTTGAAGCAGGTGATTTTACTATGGTTAAACCTGGTAAGTACCATCAGTTTGAGGGGTTAGAAGACGGTGTAGCATTTGAGTTATACTGGGCTGAGTTTAATCATGATGATATAAAAAGAAGAACGTCAGGTAAAAGAGCATGAAGGATATACTGTTTGTAATACCAGCTAGACTAGAAAGTACTAGGCTAAAACATAAAATGCTTATAGAGTTTGACGGTAAACCTTTAATACGCACTGTGTTTGATAAGGTTAACGCAATGGGTTATGACACGTTTGTTGTAACTGATAGTCCTAAAATAGCAGAAGTTATACCTAGCAGCAACGTTATCATGTCTCATGAGGCAGAAAATGGGACAGCTAGAATAAGAGAGTTAGGTGATTTTTTAGATGAGTATCAAAATATAATAAACATACAAGGTGATATGATAGACATATCATACGATACTGTAAAGCCGTTTATTGATAGATGTAAAGAAAATTTTTATGTATATACTGCTTACACAAAAGGCTATGAACCAAATGGCGTTAAGGTAATACATCAAGACGGTAAAGCAATGTGGTTTACTAGATCTGATATAGGCTATGGCGATAGACATCTTGGTATATACATGTATAGGCCTTACGCCTTACATTGTTACGACTTATTAACTGATGGTTATCCACAAGAAAACTTAGAACAAAATAGATATTTAGGTTTATACGAAATAAAGGTTTGTGAGGTTAGCTATGATGGTAGAGAAATAAACACAATTGAAGATGTTAATGGATAAGTTTATAATATCAGGACCGTGTGTCATTGAAAGTGAATACACATGTATGAAGATAGCAGAGAAGGTTAAAGAGCTTACAACTAAATATGGTTTTGATTATATATTTAAAGCTTCATTTGATAAAGCTAATAGAACTTCTGTAGACTCATACAGAGGACCAGGCTTACAAGAAGGATTAGAGATACTAGCTAAAGTAAAAAAAGAGTTTGATGTTAGAATAACAACTGACATACACGAACCAATACAAGCTATACAAGTTAAAGATGTTGTTGATGTTATACAAATACCTGCTTTTTTATGTAGACAAACAGATCTTTTACTTGCAGCTGGTAGAACTGGTAAGACAGTTAATATAAAGAAAGCACAGTTCATGAGTGGTGACAACATGGAGCATCCAATTAAAAAAGTGCAAAACACAGGTAATAATAATATAATGGTAACTGAACGTGGAACTATGTTTGGCTTAGGTAACTTAGTCGTAGATTTCAGACAGATACTAGATATGAAAAAATTTAACGTGCCTATAGTTATGGACGTTACACACTCAACTCAAAAGCCTAGTGCTCTTGGTAATAAAAGTGGTGGCGATAGAAAATACGCACCATACATTGCTAAACTAGCGCAAGCAGTTGATGTTGACGGTTACTTCTTTGAAGTACATCCAGATCCAGACAACGCTTTAAGTGATGGTCCAAACATGGTACCGTTAAATAACTTTGAAACAATATTAAAATTTATAGCATGAGAATATTTATAGGAAGTGATTCACGTCATCCGCAAGCTACAAAAGTAGTTAGAAAATCTATATTGGATAACGGTGATCATGAGGTTATGTCTCTAGTAAAAGCCCAATTAGTTAAGCGTGGTGTTTATGGTAGAGAAGATGTACCTAACGAATCAACAGAATTTTCTTTTACAAGATTTTATACACCACTATGTAACAACTGGAACGGTATAGCTATGTTTTGTGATAATGATTTTGTATGGAAGTGTGATCCTGAAGAGGTTGTACAGTACTTAGGAGATAAAACAATTGCAGTTGTAAAGCATGATCTTGATACCGTTAAAGGATTAAAGATGGATGGTGTTAAAAACAAGATGTATCCAAAGAAATGTTGGAGTTCATTAATAGTTTTTAACTGTGAAAAATTAAAAGATATATTAACTAAAGAATATTTAGATAATGCTACACCACAACAATTACATCAGTTTGAGTGGATAGATGAGAGTGAAATAGCTGAGATACCAGTTGAGTATAATCACTTAGTAGGTTATTATAAAAAACATAATAACATAAAAGCAATACATTATACTAACGGTGGTCCTTGGTTTGACAAATACAAAGATGGAGAGTTATCAGAAGAGTGGTGGAACGTATACAACAGCTTGTAAAGAATAAATCAGTAATACTTGTTGGCAACTCTGTAGAGTTAATGCATCATGATCATGGTAAGTTTATAGACAGCCATGATATTGTTGTGCGCTTTGGTAGAGCTGTTGATACTATAGCTGATGATAAAACAAAACAACTAGGTAGTAAAACAAACATATGGGTTACTGGTCAGTTTAGAGCACCTGTTTGGATAAGGCGTAATGAGGAATTTACAAAAGGTAAATTTAAAGACGTTGAAATATTACTTAATAGATGTCGTGGTAATTTTTTACTTAAAGACTGGGTATTAGAAGATCACCTACCAAAAGGTATGCCTTACACTCAGATGTGGTCAGACGCAGAGCTAGAATCGTTATGGAACGGTTTTGGTAATTCATTATACAGCTTAAAACTCAGGCCTTCAGCTGGGTTTCTAACAATACTATATTTTATTAGGGAAATTAAAACTCAAAAGAACTTGAGTATTATTGGCTTTGATTTCTTTCATAAGAGTGTAAAGAAAAGTACATACATGGCTAAGAACGTAAAGGATGGTAATGGTGAGTGTGATCCTCACAGTTGGCATTTACCTTTATACACTACAAAGCAGTCAGCTCATGATCGTATATTAGAAAACCAATATGTTAGTAAATTAGAGCGTGACGGTTTGCTTAAGTGGCACGCATTAAGTGATATGAAAAGAAATAAAGTTGAATATACTGGTTGGATGAAGGGTCAGAAGATAATAAGAAGTGTTGCTAAAAAAACGGCTGTGTCAAAAATCTAGCTATAACCTCAGCTATAACTTCAATAATCAACAATATTAATATCGGTAGTATATATTCCCACCAATCATATTTACCATTTTCGTTTAAATCAAAAAAGTTAAATTTCATTTTGCACCGCAAGGCTTGCCGTTGGCTATGTTAACCCAGTTTTCTTTTTGGAACCAGTCACGTAATGTAGCGCCTTTCTTTCTAGCACCTTTAACATTAGACTTACTAGATCTTTTATATTTACCTTGAGCTGCAGCAGATCTCTTGGCATTAATTACTTTTTGCCTCTGCTCTTTACTCATGCTTTTGTATTTGTTATATGGCAAACAAACTTTCTTTGTTCCACCACCTTTTACTTTACTTTTTGGCATTATACTTTATCTTTAATGTGATTATACATTGCATCACCTATCTTCTCACCAAACTTTGAGTCTGACTTGTAGTGTGCTTTAGCTACATTTCTGCTATATGAAATATCTTTACCTGCTTGTAAAAAATCTTTTGCTGCTTTAGGGTGTTTGTCTGCTAGTACTTTAGCTATCATTATGCCTTGTGCTGAGTGGCCTGATGGGTATGAAGGCGTCTTCATACTTTTTAATTCATAGTCTTTTAAGTCTACGTTTATTTCTTCTGCTATAGCTTTAGGTCTAGGTCTTTTGTAAAATCTTTTCAACTCTAGTATTGGCTTTGTGCTTTGGTCAATTAAATCTTGTACTAATTTACCATCATGTGATACGTTATTCTTTTTAGCAACACTACTAAATGTACCTGCTATATCATCTTTATCATCAACAAATTTCTTATCCATTGGTATCTTAGCTAGTTCCTTTACTTCTTTGTAAGTTCCAAGTGATTTGTTGCCAGGTGGTTTGCTTCTTTTAAATTTACTTGTATCAAAGTCTTCAAATAAAGCTTTCATTTTTTTACGCAATTAGGTACACGTCTGCCACCCTTCTTTTTGAAGCCAACTTGCTTATAGCCAGTCCAACATTTAGGTTTTTTCTTGTAGTCTTTCTTCATCACTTCTTCTTCTTACCACTACCACCGTAGTTACCTGGACCACCTGCTTTAGTACATCTTACACCCCACCCTGAAGCATATGCACTAGGCCATACTTTAAATTTACGTTTTGCTGCGGCTTTACATGCCGGACTAATTTTACCCATAATTATTTGTTTTTATAAGGAAACAATATATTCAAAGCTTCACGTCTACCTTCGCATCCGCAAGGTATATTTAAACCATCTGATACTTTGTCTACTACAGACTTAATACCAGTCTTGGTTGTAAACTTATGTATACTATCTCCTAGTCCTCTTGATTTCATATCTTAACATTTCCATCTACGTCTAGCGGCTTTACCTCTTTCACCGGTCCAACCTTTTGATCTAGCGCAAAATGATTTTCTACGTTTAGCAGCTTTACTACCAGGCTTTACTTTACCGGTTACAGCTGTTTTTAATTTACTACCAGGGTTTTTCTTTCTGTACTCTCTAACGCCTTTAGCTGTCATGCCAGCTCCTTCTTTAGTTGATCTAAAGTTACGTCCTTTACCCTTAGTAGTTTTTCTTATAGCCATTATAACTATTTAACTTTATTTATAAGTTCTTGTATTTCTTCTCTTGTAGCTTTAATTTCAAATGATATGTCAGCTGCAAATTGCCCTTTTACTTTACCATCTGCTCCTATAACTACAATAACAGGCACTGCTGTTATACTTTTTTTAACGCTCTCAGGTTGCTCTTCTAGCCAAGCGTATTGAAGCGTAGCGTTTTTAAGCCCTCTAATGTTATAGTTATTTCTATCGTTCCATTTGTAATTAAAATGAATTACTTTAACTCGCTCATTAGTGCTTGCTCGCTGTTGTGCGTTAGAAAAAAACCCACATAATATAAATAGTATTGTTATTAAATTTTTCATCTTTTATAAACTTTATCTTCTAGTTCTTTTATAGACTGTTTATTGTCTAGTATATCTTCTTTTAATACATCAGTAGATTTTTCGATCTGTATGATAGTAGATCTAACAAGTTCATCTTTTAATTGAAACTCCATTTTTTGTACAAACTCTTCACTGCCAAAGTTATCTATTTTGTTATTCAGATCTTGTATTTCTCCTTCCAACGTAAACCACATGCTAGCTAGTGATATTGCACCACCAACTAATATAGCTATAGTTTTAAGGTCTAATTTTACTTCTGTATCTTCACTGATTTTTTTTGCTGCCATTGTTGTTTTTGTGTTAGTTATTTTTTTTACCGCCACCTGTTGATGTTACTGGGTTTGTAGCAACAGGAGCACCAGCTCCACCAGTTGTATTACCACCATAGCTTTGTGATCCGCTTGGGCTACCCACCGTTATTGGTGCGTTGTTATTTATATTAGGATTTGGTGTTACGTGTCCATATGTGCCTTTAGCGTGACCGTGATATCTCCATCTGCTGTCATGGTATCTGTAATCATACCTATAATCATTATAAGG